TCGGAGGCCAGATATGTATAACATCCCGTAGTGATCGACGCGGCGTTGATGGTATGCCCAATGACATGCTGTTGGCTGCCGCAGGAGCCTAGCGTGGTGCCCGAAGCCAATGCCCCCCATTGCCCTGACCCGGATTTTGAGACAATACAAGTGCCCTTCGTCATGTTCCATAACCCGGTCCCGAAGATTCCCAGGGGCACAAGCTGCGTCCACGATCCAACGCCGAACGTCCCGAGCGTTGAGCCCCAATCTTCCATGAATATGGCCATCGCTAGATCTCCGTGAAGGTTGCGGCGATCTGGTAGATGTAGTAGCCCGTGGTCGCACAGGACAGCGAGCCGGGCACGGGGCGGCAGTCGTATGTACCGTCCTCGTAAGCGATGTTCACCGTGCCGTTGCTGGTGATCATGTTCTTGATGTAGACCTGCGGCGCGATCGTCCCCGCATCATCCCAGCGCAGCCCGATCGTTGCCTTCGTCCACCGGTACGACTCCCGCGCGGTGCCGCTGAAATTGCGCTGAATCTGCGCCTCGGTGTCCGTCCGCAGGTCGATCGGATAGGACGGCGCGGTGTTCGCGTCAGTCGTCCAGGTCGATCCATTCCACTGGAATCTCACCACACCCTCCCATCAGAAGAAGAAGCCCAAGCCCCCCGTAGACGCTCCGAAAATGGACTTACGCAGGAAGCCAAGCACTGCCGACTTGGCGAGATCAGCCGCCATGTCTTTCAGCATATCGCTGAAACCCTGCCGGGCGTTGCCGAAGGCCGAATCCCATGCGGCGCCCATGATCTGCGTCGTGAGGTCGGCATAGTTCTGCAAGCGCTCCAGCTGGGCGTCGTATTCGGCCTGCTGCATCGCCTTCTTTTCGTCGATCCGCGCCTGCAACGCCTCGGCCACGGCAGCCGCCTGCCGCTCCTCCAGATTCTGCTGCTTCTCCAGAATCTGCATGCGGTGGTGGAGGAGTTCATTCCGGGCGCGCTCTGCATCGAGGATGGTATCACCGCCCCCACCACCCCGGCCCCGGCCGCCCCCACCGCTGCCGAGGATATCGGCTTCGGCCTGTAGCGAGGCGGCCGCCTCCGCCTGCTTGTCGGCAATCTCCTGTTCGATGGCGAGGCGGTCCCTCCCGAGGGCGATCCGATACTCCTCGCGCGACATCAGGCCGGGGTCAATTGTCATTCCCGCGGCTAAACGCTGTACCGTGCGATCACTGCCTGTTATCTGATCTATCAGCCAGTCGATGTTAGTCTGCATGTTGATCATATTTTCAGCGACACGCAGGGCTTTGTCCGCTATAAAGTCTAGCATAGGCGCGAGTTCGCCGGCGGCCTGAATCAATAGCGGAATGCCCTCTGACGCGATTGTGACAATAGATTCTGCCATAGCCTGTAGCTCCGGCAGCAGCGGTTCGATGCCCTCCATGAGCGCGGCTTGCATCTGCGCCTGCATGCGGGCGAGGGCGTCTTGGAACCTATCCGCCGCGGCATAGGCCTCGTCATCAAGCACCATACCGGTACGGCGGGCTTCTCGGGCGAAATCGCGCAGGCCGCCAGAGCCTTCCTCGATCAGCGGGATGAGGGCCATAGCGCCGCGGCCGAATACATCCTGGGCCAGTGCCGCGCGGCGCGTTTCGTCTTCCATGGTCCCAAGGGCGTCCACCATGCGGAAGAACGAATCCTCCGGGCTCAGCCCCTCGAAATCGGCCACGCTGACACCGAGGGCATCCATCGTCGTGGTTGCAGAGGCCATGCCATTTCGGGCGTCTTCGAGGAACGACGGCATTCGGCGGAGGCCGGTCACTATCGCGTCGAAGTCGGAGCTGGTCTGTTCGGCGGCGAGGGACAGGGCGTGCAGCTCCGACGCCGCGATGCCAGTGCGCTGGCTCATGTCCTCGAAGGCACCGAATGCCTCCGTGGTCTGTTCGGCGAGCCGCCACAGCGCCATCCCCGCAGCGGCTACGGCGGCGCCGATTGCCGCGGCCGATACTGACAGTTTCTGCATGTTGGTCATGCCCTGTTCCGCGCCGGACCACTTGAACTGCGTATTGATGATCTTGTTGACGGTGCCGCCTAGCATTACGCTATCCCTTCGCTGCCTTTGTCAGTTCGCGCGCGTACTCGCTCGCTCTTATGCGCTCACGCCCGATGATCGAGTAGGCATGATGCAGCCAGGCTGGAGCGGTCAGATAGGTGATGCCGAGAGCCCCCTGCTCCCACCAGCTCATCGAGCCCACAACGCCTGTAGCCCACGGATCGACAAGTAGCCGCGGGCATACTCCGACGTTGTTGCAGGCGGTCATTATCGCGAACCCGCCCTCCGCTTCCCCGATCCGCTGCCAGCCTTCCGCGGGGTCGTCATGCCGTCGTGGGCAGAGCCAGCGGGTGCGCCGGCATCCGTCGCAGTCGTACTTGTCTGCGAGGGCTGATGTCCAGACGGCAAGCGTGAGTCCCGGTCCTCGTCCTCCGTGAGCTGCGATACGGCAGCGATCGCCAGGAACAGCGCATTCGCCACTGCCGAGGGGAGCACAGCCGCCCATTCGACGGCCGGGCCTGTCGCGCTCGTCCATTCGTCGACAGGGCCGATACCGGGGATATCCACGCCCCACGCCCGCGTGATGCAGTTGTTCAGATAGCGGGCGCCAAGCTCCCGTGTCATGGTCGGCCCAGCGAGGGCCTTGTACTCGAATCGACAGCCCGCGATCCGGGGATGCTGCCAGATCCATCGAGCCGCCGGGTCAATGCACTTCATGTACTCGCCCATCGTTCCTCCATGCTCGCCGTTGCTCGCCGCGGGGCCAGCCACCGCCAGCCCCGCAGTTGCCCCGGTCGGCCGGCGAGCAAGCCCGCCAGGGCGGAGTCTCAGATCGTGCTGGCGTCGGACTTGACCGCGAAGGTCAGCCCGGTGGCGCCGCACATATCGAACGTCACGGTGTCCATCAGCTCGCCGCCCTTCGCAGGTAGGTCGAACGGCCGCGGAGTGAGGAGCGCCGTCAGCATCCAGGACAGCGCCGCGCCTCCCGCGACGGTGCCGGAGGACGCCGTGCCGGAGACGATCAGCGTGCCAACGGTGGGGGTGATGTACTTGGTCAGGTAGTTGGTCCCCATGCCGTCGTCGCGCGGCACCGTGATCGAGGCTTCCCCGCTCCACTCGCCGAGGCAGTAGCCGAAGCGGGCGCGAGAGCCCGGGCCGAGCTTGTCGGGGATGTTGTTCCGCGACGTGATCGACCAAGCATTCGGGTAGATCGTCTCCGCGTTCCATGTGATGTTCGTGTCCGCGAAGGTGAACAGCGGCTGACTCGTCGACGTGAACGATCCCGTGCCCGCCGTGGCGTGATGCGTGCCGGACAAGAACTTCAGCGTAGGGGCTATCGAGATGAACCCGCCGTGCTGCCCGGAGAACGTGAGTTCGTCGATGACGCCGCCGGCGTAGCGCTCCGCCCGGCCACTGATGCCAGTGCGCTTCGTGACGGTGATGCCGAAGAACTCCGTATGCGCGCGCTGCACCGTCGCGGGAGTGAACGTCACCGTCGATCCCGTGATGGCGCTCCCGAGGAAGTGGTTCTTGGCGATGTTCAGGAGCCACAGCGAGGACCCGTCCATCCAGATCGGCATGGGCGGCAGCGCCCCACCGGGGAGCTGATGCGTGTTCCTTACGCTCTGCGGCTGCACCGCGCGGTAGCCGCTGACCGGCCGCGTCTCCGAACGGTTGTAGCCGAAGGTCAGCGAGTCGGCTCCGTCGCCCTCCCACAGGTACGTTGCTGCTACCGCCGTGCCGATGTTCGCCTCGACGCCGAACGCCAGCCAGCTTTCCCATCCCATGCGGATCGTGCTCATCTCATCCCCCTATTGCTGGCGGTGTATTCTGACATCGCCGCGGACTACGTAGGCTGTATCGGCCTCTCCGGCCGTCTCGTATGTGAGTTCTCCGATGTCTTCGGACGTAATCGCCCGGCGCGTGGCAAAGCCGCCGAGCGTGTTGTGCTGGAGCGCGGACACGATCGAGGCGCCAAGTGTGCCGATCTTCTGAGCCATTTCCTGCGCCGTGCGGTTCTGGGCCGCCGTCCAGCCGTGGAATCGGACTGTGTAGATGACCAACTCCGACGCGCTATTTTCATCTATGTGCTGCTCCGCCCCGAGTTCGAGGTTGATCCAGCACGTCGCCGGGCGGTTCGCGTGCCTGTCGTCACCATGCCCCGGCGGCACCACCCGGACCTGTGGCGCCGAGGGGGAGGTGATCGAACCCAGGGCCGAACCCATTGCAACAGCAGCCTCGTAAATGCTCACATCGCCCTCACTGTCGGCTTGCGGATGCGGCTGATCGGAACGCCATTCGCGAAATGCTCCCAGGCCTTGTTGATCTCGATCATCGCGATCCGCTCACGGAAGTTGCCCCACCCTGCGATAGCGTTATGCCAGACAGTCTCCGCGACCGTTGCGATGGTGATATTGCGCTCTCCATTCGGCCCAACCGTCACCTGCTCGGGATCGCAGGAGAGGATCTTGTATGAGCCGCGGAGTTCCGCCGTGTCCGTCAATCTGACCTTGTCGGCCGTGACTTCCACTCCTGACGGACGAGTCTTGTACGAAGCGGCGAAGCGACCGCCGAACTTGGTCTCCGGAGCCGAAGACATCCAACGGGCTTCGTCCGGACCCTTCCCGGCCAGGAACGACACCTTGATCAAGTCGCGGATCGTCTCGCCCATGACACGCCGCAGCCATGCCTGACGATTCTGCGGAGACATGCTCTGCCGCATCGCTTCGCAGTGCCGGCCGTACTCAGCCAGAGAGTTGAAATACTGCGCCACGTCAACGGCCCTTCCGCGTCCAGCTACGCAGGCCCCGGCCCTTGTAGTTTCGGGCTCGGGAGGGCGTCGCGGCGATCGTCCAGCGCTTGCCCGTAGCAGCGGCAGTGCCGAATGCCGAAGGATCGGCGGTGATCATCACGCCATGCGCCAACGTCTGCCACTCCAGTGGGGTGAACTCCTGCGTCGATTCCTCCCACGCGCTCCCGCCCGCGTACTGCCAGCGGAACGTCTGCGTGTAGACATCGGTCCCCGTGCCGTCCAGTTCGATGATGAACGTGCGGGGGAGCGTGTCATCCAGGTAGTAGTCGCCGACTACCTCCGAGTTTGACCTGATCCCGTTCATGGGCGGGGCTGTGATCGTGCCGTTGATCGCGGGCACAGCCGGGCCGATGCCGCGCTCGTAGACCGATACCTGCGAGCCCATAACGTGCGCGCCGGAACGCAGGCCCTCGAAGATCGACAGCGCCGAACCCTGGTGGACGTCCCACCATGCCGGCACGCCGACCTCGTACTGGCTCCGATACAGTGCCTCTGCGGACAGCCACACGGCGAGGTGCGCGGTCGCCCGGCGGATGTAGTAGTCGTACACCGTGCCGCCCGTGGTGAGCGGCTGAGGCGGCGACAGGGCGAAGTCGCCGAGGTAGGCATCCGTCATCGCTGTAGCTTCCGCGATGATCGCCGTGGCGTCCGTCCCGGCCATCGAACTCCATCCGGCGCAGAGGAGCGAACAGTCGCCCGTGCCGCAGTAGTACGTCGCCACCCCCCGCCCCTCCCCTAGACGCAGGAAGGCGCAGCCGCGAGGCCGCGCCCTCCGTCTATGTGCCCTGCGTCAGGTCGAGTATTCGGCCAGGAGGCCACCGCCCCACTTGCGCTCGAACGCGGCCTGATCGGCGAGGAACTGCCGCTCGCGGGCTGCCGGGTCCATCGCATTGACCGACGCCGAATGCTCATGTCTGACTACTCCCTGTTCTCCGAGATGTACTACGCGCCAGCCATGCAGGCGGGCACGGAGACAATAGTCCGAATCGGAGAACCAGATGCGCATGTTCGGGTCCGGCATCCCGATGTCCTGTACGGCGGCGAGGTTGAACGTCGTCGCGCAGAATGGCATCCAGCGGACATCCTCCACCGGGGCGGGCTGCATCCCGCGCTGGCCGACCTTGTGGATTCCCGCAGGATAGGCCGGTCCCGTGCCACCGCAGATGATGACCTCCGGGTTGTAGGCATCAGCCTGCATGGGATTGACGAGCGCGACATGCGGCTCCTGGGTGGCGTAGTCGATCATCGCCTGCATGCAACCCGGCTCCATCGTCAGGTCGTCGTTGAGGAATGTGGCCGTCTGGCAGAGCATCGTCTGCGCCTGCCGCAAGAACACCCGCAGGGCCTCCGTGAAGCCGCCCCGGGTCTGCTCGTGGATATGCACCACGTAGTCGCAGGCGGCCGGCGGGGCGAGGGGATCGGCCCCGTTGTTGACCAGCCAGATGGCGGAGTCGGCTGGCTTGTCGGTGGCGAGAGATGCCGCGCACGTGTTGACGCGCCCCTGCGAACCGAAACCGAGGATGCCGATGAGGTGCTTCACTTCGGCTCTGCCTCCTTCATGGCCTTCTCTACATGCGGCCATAGATCAAGCGATGCGACGCAGTATGCCAGCCGCTGCCGGGCTCCCTCGTATGCCTGCACGGCGGCATTGTGCTCCGCCTGGAGTCCCTGCGGCGTAGTCTCGAAATGCTCGTGTGGCGGCAGCCCGCCGGTATTCAGCATCTCCGGGATGAGCCCCATCGCGGCCTGTTGCTGCGGCGGAAGTAGACGCAGGAGCTCCCGGCTGCGATCGTCCAGCCCGTCGACTGCCTCCCGGGCGATCCGCGGGCAGTCGCGGCCGATGATCTGGCATTTGCAGGCATCGCGCCCGCGGCTGTCCGGCACCTGGAGGTCGATGGTGATCTCATGGATGTAGTCGCGGGATCTCGTCCACGCTGGTACCGTGGAGTAGAACGTCAGGTGCCGCGTGCCGACCGCCTCTGCGATATGCGAAATCGCGGTATCGGCGGAGATGACGAGCTGTGCTTCCGCGACGAGGGCGGCGCTCATGCGCATCGGAGTAGAGTCAGGAACGGGCGGCAGGGGGAACGCTTTGCCGCGGCTCTCCCAATTCTGCCCATTCCAGACGACAACGGATCCCTTCGTCGCCTTCGTCATGGCGTTGTACAGTTCCGCCGTCCGGTAGTAGCTCCGGGCGGGTGAGCTCGCCCCGCACTGGACGAGGTACAGCGGGCGCGGGAGATTCTCGATCGCCTTGCGGACGGCCGCCTGCTCCTGTGCGGTGACGACGTATCGTGGGCGCCGGAACTCCGCCGGAACTGTGGTCGGGTCGATATGCGCCCACGAGAACGCGAGGTCGTAGACGTTGACGAAATCGCTGTTCTGCGTCGCGCAGATCCACGGATGCAGGCTATTCCCCTCGATGTGACCGTAATAATTCGTCACGGCATAGGGGCCGTACTCCGGGCCGGGGCCGGGGTAGTGGGGATACACAGCCTCCACCGGCTGCCATGCCCCGCGCCACTCGATCAGATCCGCCGGGCGGCCGTCGGGCATACCCGGAGACGGCGCGATCATCTGATCGCGGAGGAGCCGATAGGTCTTGGCGACGAATGGGAGGTGCTGCACGAGGGGATATCCCGCCTCGTTGGCCGCGATATGGACCTGCCATCCGCGGCGATTGAGCTCCGCAGCAACAGGGGTCAGGAACAACGCATCGCCCTGGCCACCGAAGCGCACGAGGAGCCAGCGGCGCGGCGATGACTTCGGAGCGGCAGCCTTCGCGTGTTTGCTCACTGCGTCACCACCGTATGCCACGGGTGCGCCTGCACCTTCCACCGACGCACCAGCCATGCGACGGCCAGCGCGGCGGGCACACCGAAGCCTAGGGCGAGCCAGTATCGGGCCTTCATTCCGCCACGTCCTTCCCATTTGCCCGCAGGAGTTCCCGCGTGCGCGCGATGAACTGTTCCTGCATCTGGAGCTGTGCCGGCGACGAGAACCCGTTTCGGGCGCGGTTGCAGCGCACGATCTCCGCGAAGCTCCGGCGGTGCTCGATCTGCGCAACCTGCGGGTCGATCATCCCGACCTGCGACGCATGCGCGGCAATCTCCGGGTAGGAATGTATCCCGCCCTTGAACTTGATAGGCAGCGGACGCGGGCGCATGAGGTCGAGCTGCCAGTCAGGCCCGAGGAGCTGCGAGATATCCACGCCCTCGCAGAAGTTCCGCCGGCTGATCCAGCACAGACGCAGCCCGTCGTTCTCGGTCAGCACGCCCGATAGCGCATGCAGGGCCTCAGCGGACATGAACTCGTCGATGCCCCCGGTTCGGATATGCCACGTCTCCGGATTGGCGTATCGCGGAGTTTCCCACAGCACGGCCTCGAGGAGCCCGGATATCTGCACGTTGATTGGGCGCACGTCGAACTCTGCCGCGATGGCTTCTGAGTCATCGTGACAGTCGTGCAGAATCAGGATGATTTCCTCGGTGAGCGGCTTCCAGTGCTGGAGCCAGACGCGGAGCCGGGAACTGCCGTCGGGCTGCGTGCCCTCGTTGTGGGCGCAGACGCCGACGGAGAAGCGTATGGATGTACCCATGACCCTCCCTCGTTGATTCCTCCCTCACCGATACTATGCACTGTCAAGGAATTGACGGCAAGGGCTTGAAAGCAGAACGCCCCGGCCGAAACCGGGGCGCCCTGCGGAGGGAGGGAGGTAGGGGCTAGGCTATTCGCACTTGGCGTGGACCAGCGCGACGCGGGCGCAGGTGCCTGCGTTCGGGACCAGCCCGATGGCGAAATGGCCGTTCCAGCCGAGGTACTTCACGCGGCCGGGGAAGTCGCGGCTGTCGGACCATATCGCGTAGGTATTCGGATCGGCGCCGACCGTGGTGTTGCCGATGATGCCAGGGCCGAAGAAAACGCCCGTGCCGGTCGTGGTCGAGTAGGTGAGCTTGTGGACCCCGGTCTCCTCGACGAAGAGAACCCCGCCATAGACGCCCAGCATGCCGGTGCGGTACAGGTCCGGGTTCTGGAGGGCGGCGACATTCTGGAACTCGGTCTGTGAGGTGATCGCGCCGAACATCCCGCTGGGCCCCATGCAGACGTACTCGTAGGGACGACCCTGGAACCGCGGAATGTTGTTGCGCCGGAACTCCGCGACCATGTTCCTGACGTGGTACGGCATGAGGTAGCTTGTGGTCCCCGCCGTGCCCGTGCCGCCGGAGATGGTCCCGTAGCGGAGGGTGGTATCGGCGACGGCGTCGAACGCATACTGCGCCCCGATGGCCGCGGCTCCGATGCGGTCCTCCCACGTCTGGATGGAGTTGGTCAGCACGGCCTCTACCGCGCTGGACTCCAGGCCGGCGCCGATCTTGTACTCGGCGTCCTTGGTCAGTATCATCTTCTGGCCGTACTCGTAGACGGTCAGGCTCGTCTCGTAGGCATCGACCGTGCCGTTGCCGGTGAAGTCGGTGCCGTTGAGATTGGTTGTCAGGACGTTCATGTTGCCGAGGTAGTGGCACTTGATCGAGTCGCCGCGACCGGCGGCCATGAGGTCGGCGCCGTTGATGTCACCGACGACGAACTGTGACCAGCATGCCTCTGTAGCGAGCAGCTTGCCGAACTTCGGCACCCAGTACTCCGGCACAAGATAGGTGCCATTGCCGGCGACGATGTCGCCTATTCCTGCGGGCGCGAAATCACCCATTGCTCTACTTCCTTCCGGCGTTCGCAAACGCCCGGATCTTGTCCTGAATGGACATTCCCATGATTTCCTTGACGGCTGCGGTGGTGTTCGGCGAGCGCGGGGCGCCGGTCATGGTCAGACCAGGCCCCTGGGTAGCGCCGAGCTTCGCCCGCAGGGTTTCGTACTCCGCCTCCACCGGCTTCAGGAGTTCGGCCAGTTCGGCCTCGTCGGCAAATGTCTGCCCCGCCACTGCGGAGGAGAGCAACCGACGGAGGACGGCAGCCTCTTCGGGAGTCTTCCCGTTGAGCTTGCTGGAGAAGACCCGCTCGGTCAGGATCTCCCTGTCCTTCGCGGCAATGAGGGCGTCACGCTCGCTCATCTGCTTCTCCATCTCGGCGACCTTCGCAGCCAGCTTCTGCGTCTCGGTCATCTCGGATTCCTTGCGCTTGGCTTCGGCGGCCTCGAGGGCCGTCAGCTTCTCTGCCAGTTCCTTGGCGGTCCGGGCCTCGCCCTTGTACTGCGTGAGGTCGGTCTTGTACTTGGCCAGCGCCGCCTTCGCCTCGCCGAGAGAAGAAAACCCGAACTCCTGCATGAACTGTTCCGGGGTCAGCTCTGCACCCTGTCCCTGCTCGCCTGTGGCCTCTGCCATGATGATCCTCCCGCCGCCGCTGCGGCGTCGAAAAACTGACGCGGTATCCCCGCGCCGGGATTATACGGCGTCAAAGATATTGACGACTGCGCATGTTCGGGCTATTCCTGATCGAGCAGCCATTCGAGAAACTGTTCCGGCGAGGGCCGCGCAATGCCCGTTGCTGCGATGTATGTCGACAGGCGGCTCTCCATCTGCGAGGTAGTCAGGTCGGCGAGCTCGTCCAGCCCTTCGGCCCGCGCCATGTCGGCCACCGTCTCGAATACGCCTGTCACCTCTGCCGCCGAGAGGCCCTGGAGGGTGACATCGGCCAGCCACGATGGGGCCGCGAAGCCTTCGCCAAGCTCGCCCGCGGCGGAGCGTTCGACGATGTCCTCACGCAGGAACTGGCTCACAAGTTCGGCGGATTCGCGGTCGTAGAAGTAGAGAAGCTGCATGCCATCGTCCGGCCAGCGCGGCGGAGTCGGCGATGTCTGCCCGTCGCAAAAGTCCTTGGCAAACCCGTCTCGATAGGCCTCAGCCATGTCCTCGATCTCGCCGTACTTCTCGACGTTGGCCGCGGTCGTGTCGTTGGTGATCGTCTGGACCCACACGCCGTAAAGCTCGACGCCGGCCATTACGCCCTGCCCTCCGGCGCATTCCGCATGCGCCACTCGACGCAGGCAGCAGCCATCATGCGCGGACGCCCGGTAGTGTAGCGGCGGAGGTGTTCGCGCCACGACAGGTCCGCGTTGCCGTAGCGAAAGCCCACGACGTGCCCATCGACCGCTGTCATGTTCTTGACGAATTGCTCCGTGGTCCAGCCCTGCACGCAGCCCGCGTGTACCATGCGCTCAACGTGGCGGCGGTGACGTACGATGTGATCCTGCCAGGCGGATAGCTCCGCGCGTTGGTATCCCGCAACCTGTAGCCCTTCGGCTGCTGACATCTCGATGCGGCGCGGCGTCGGGAGCAGGATTATCTCACGATTGAGCCGCCATAGATCGTATCCGGCCTGCCAGAACTCCGGGAAATGCCGCACTGTGTAGTCGGTGACAGGCCCGAACAGGGCCTTGCCTACAACGGCCTCGACGAGCCGCCCGGCCTTCGGGATAGACTCCGGTCCAGCCTTCTCCGTCCAGTGCCCGCGCTCGATGACGAGTAGCGCCTCGATAGCCTGGACAACCTCCGCGCGGAACACCTTGTCGTAGGCATCGGCTACCGGCAGAAGCTCGTCAGCCTCTGCCACGCCGATCCGGGCATACCGCCGGATCATCAGGTCGACTAGCTTCCGCATGCGCGCGGGTGCGGCTATCATGCCGTGGGCTGGCCTTTCTTGGCCGCGGCGTCAGCTATGGCCTTCTGCTGTTCAGCGATCCGTAGGTCAGCGGCGGCGTCAGTCTCCGCGGCCTTGCCCCCGCCCACGCGCTCTAGCTCCTCGCGCACGTCATCGTCTGACCAGTCGGGATGCGTCTCCCGGATGGCCGTCTCCACGCTCTCGAACCCGGCCCCGATACGGGTGCTGTGGGCCTGCGCGGCAATCGCTGCATCCTCGGCAACGCGCACGGGCTCGAAGGTGACAGACGCCTCGGCCGTCGCCTCGTCGATGCGGATCGGGTCCGGCTGGTCGAAGCCGAGGCCGTAGTTTGTCGTCAGCCCCGTGAATGGGGCCTTCCCCATGTACGCAAGCACCGCGATCATGGTCCGCATGAGTTCGATCTCCTGTATGCTGCACAGCTTCTCACGCTCGGCGATCATGTCCAGATACGGCCGCAGGGCAATCTCGTAAGCCCTGCCGCTGGACAGTTCGCCGATATGGGTCAGGTCGCCCGTGGCGATGGACGGGATGCGTGCTGTCTCGTGGATCAGAGCGAGGAGATGTTCAAAGTGCGTCTTGAAGCCTTCGAGGTTCTGGCTCCACTCCAGCATCTTCACGTCGGCGGGGGAGCCGTTGGGCAATGCACCCAGCGCCCATACCGCCTTGTGGCTGTAGTCCGGCTGTTCCTCGAGGTCCGCCGTCGTGGCGATGATCGGGTACAGGTTCCATAGGAGTAGCAGCCGCGCGTCAGTCGTAGACTCGTTGACGGCCTGGAGCATGGGCAGGAGATGTTCGAGATCAGGCACGCCACGGGCGGCCGTCATGTCCATCTCGTTCCGCCAGAACACCCCGTCCAGGAAGTCGCCGAAGGGATTGAACGCATCCGTCTCGGTATCAGCCTCCCACGGCACGCGGCGCCCGTCGATGAAGCGGGCGCGGATGCCCGGCTGCTGGATCGCGCCCGTGAGGGGATTGCGGACATGCCGGGTGATGATTTCCATGCGCGCCTCTGCCGCGCCTGTACCCTTGATCACGCGGGCGATCTGCGATGCTACAGGATCGGCAACGTAGTCGTAGATCAGGCCGATGATTGTCTGCGGATCGTCGGGATCGTAGATCGGGACAACATGCCGGCCGTCCCACACGGACACCTTCACGCCATCGCGCCAATCCGGGGCAAGACGCAGCACGGTATCACCGACGACGGAAGCAAGGCGGCAGTTCTGCGGCATGGTCAGCGTGAGCTTGGCCCATATCGGGGCGAGGGCCTTGTCGTAGGCCTCGTTGCCCGTGGTGCGCTCGACCTCTCTGTTGTACAGGCCCGTTGCGATGGCGTCCACGAGGAGTTGCGCCAATGGGATCGAGGTCCAGTTATCGCGCCGATCCCGCCAGGTATCCTCGGACATCGACTGCGGATGCACGGGCTCTAGCTCGTTCCGATAGTAGTCCATGCGCTTGTTCATTGCGGCGAGGTCGCGCTTGTCGCATTCGGCGAGGATGTCCTCCAGCTGCCGGGCGGAGATTTCGGGAACAAGGCTCTCGTAGATGCCGCTCATGTCTGCCAGCTCCTTCCCGGCTTGCGGGCGTATCTGTAGGTGCAGTAATAGCGTAGGGCGTCCATTGGGTGATCGTTGATGTTATCCTTCTCGGGCTCCTCCGACACGGGGCCGTCGCCCTCCGCGTAATGATAGTTTTCGCAGGCGGATACAGTGGCGGGGGCTTGCGGCCCGCAGAATCGGAGGCTTATTGCGTTATCGGTGTTTAGCAATCGGCTACGGACGCAGTTCACGCCTTCAACTATGCCCTGCGCGTTGGCCTTGAAATGCATCCCCCGCGCCTTCATCCAGCCGATGAACGATGTGCCTGTCTCCTGCGAGCGCGCCTTGCCCGCGATGTCGCACACTAGGTACTCGTAGCCCTGCGGCGGGCGGCGCTCGTTCAACAGCCGGAGCACGTCGTCGAAGAGCAATCCTGACTGCACCACCTCGCCGATCACGATATCCTCGGACGTGACCGGATTGTGCGCGATCCAGAGGATAGCGGTAGGGTTGGCGAGGCCGGGGTCAACGGCCGCGCTGATCGTCCAGCCGGAGAGATCGGGTAGATCGTCGATGACATGCCGCGCCCGGTCGAATGTGCTGTAGACCTGCCCGGCGAAGCTGACGAACTGCGCCTCGTACTCCTGACGCCATACGGTTGGATCGGTGGTGCGGCGGGCTTCGGCAAGCTCTTCAGGGGCGAGATAGGGATTCGCAGCAGAGGGCGACTGGATCGACCAGTAGCCCGCCTCGCCATGAGCCCCGCGCTCGAATAGATCGTAGACCCAGTTATGGCCACGGGGCGTCGTGATGAAGACCGCCTCTCCACCTTTGTCCATGAGCGCCGGGCGGAGGTACTGCGTCCATGTGCGCTCCGGGCACGTCGCCGCCTCGTCGAAGATCAACAGGTCGAGGCCCTCACCAAGCAGCGAATCGGGATGTTCCGCGCTTTTCAGGCAGAGTTTCGAGCCCCATGCCGTTCGGATGCTCTTGTCCATTCGCCCCTGTAGCGCTTGTACCTTGCCCGGCATGGCGCGCATAACCGACGGCAGGAGAAAGCTCCAGACGCGTCCGGCGAGCTCGTAGGTCTTGGAGACGACCCATATCTGCGCGCCCTTCTCGAGGAGCGCATACGAGGCAAGGAATGAAGCAAAGTCCGTCTTGCCCCAGCGCCGCCCGCAGACGAGGGTTAGGAAGCGATCCCCGCGCCCGAACGCCTCCAGGGCCGCGGATTGCCCCGCATGGGGCTTGTAGCCGACGCAGTCCGCCCAGCGCCGGAGGCTGTCAGGAGTTCTGCGGATCATCCTTGCCCCTCATGAAACGATCCAGGGGGGAATCTCCCTCGCCCTCCACGGACAGAATCTGCCGTTCGGCGTAGTCCTCCGGCTTGCGGCGGGAGAGGAGCCACGAAGCGGCGCGCCAGTCAGCTGCGGCGGCGGTGCGGATCTGCTCCTGTAGCGCTTCTACGAAACGACCTCTCGCGCGGGTGATTTCGTCCGAAAAGTCAGAATCTGCCTTGATCCAGCTGTAGAAGAAATCGGGAGAAACGCAGGCGTAGTCGCAGCTTGCTCTATCGCTCAATCCTATCTCTATCGCGTGGAGGAGCGCGGCCCGGGTTTCGGGCGTTCGCTTTGTGGGCACTCCACCCGGACGATACTTAGGCTTCGGCCCCGGTGCGGATACCGGGGCTTCGGCCTGCTTTCTCGTGCGCGCCTTAGCTGCCATGCTGCACTGCTCCGGTTAAGGCTCCTGCGGCTCATCGGGCGGCGGATCCTGTGGCTTGGGCGTCCCCTGCCCGGGATCGGGAATCTTCTTCTCCGGGTCTACGGGCTCTTCGGGATCGGGCATGGTCAGTCTCCCCTCTGTGACTGTGCGGCATCTCGCAGGAACTCGTTGATGCTCTGCACGGACTCGTTCATCTGGGTGAGCTGGGTCAGGATGCCCTCCTGCGTAGCGGCCATGCTGGCGTAGCACTGCTCGAGGGTGCGTATCCGGGTTTCGTGGTCGTCGATCTGGACGTGATCGACAATCTGCCGGTCCTGGGTGATGCGGGCGTCTAGTTTCAGCGTGCCCCATGCGACACCTGCACCGAACAGGAGAATGGCCAGCTTCATCGCGTTCTCCTGCCACCAGGCTTTCCGCGCGGCAGTCATTACACGCTTTCGGCTACGATAAGCCAGTTGATGCCATTGCTCCAATAGCAGCCGTACTTACCCGGAGTGTATTTCTGCGTGCCGGAGTCACCGATGTTCTGTGTGCCGTAGCCCGTGGCCGTCAGGGTGACGGTATCGGTAGCCATGTCAGTTCCCCTCTCCAGCGCCCTGATCGGCGCCGGTGATCGCCGGGCGTGAGTGCCCGGCAGACGTGCGGCCCGTGAAGCCTAT